CATTTATCCTCTAGATGAGCTTTTTTTTCTCATGCTTCAAATTGACTAAAGCAACATCGGGGTCGAACATTTTGCCCCAGGTCACAGGAAGCCGTGCGAGTTTTAAACCTTCACTTTCATATCCGAACACACGTTCATATTTTGCGTACAGAGCCAATTTCCGTTCCTCCGTGAGGAATTTCATCTGGTTGTACGATTTATGATCGGCATCGTCAAGTACTTGCAATGGCTGGAAACCCATTGACCACGACGGCGAGCCAGGATTCTCATACAAAGAACGTGTAAGAGAATCAACAAGGTCCTTCTTCCCGACATAATCCGCTAATGGACCATAATCGGGACCATCAAGAAAAGGACACTTGACTTCACTGGACTCCACGTTCTCCTTATAGATCTCGAATCTCAAAATGCGACGCACAAGAGAATCAGACATAGGAGACCTTCTCAACCCGAGTCCTCCCATAGAGATAGGCATATCGACTTGAAGAACCTCGTCGATATCTAAGAACTGCCGAATATCTCTACTTAAGAGAGGCGACCTATCGTACTCTCTCCAAGCCGACTGTGGGAACTTAAGACGCCCTGCTAAAGAAAATAGCAAGGACGGTCTTAAACAAGACGGCTTGACAAGTTCACCTTCGCCCACGTACCAGATTTCGCTATTGATGGTAAAAACCTTATCAGAAAGAAGGCTTTTTCCAGGCGAAATCTTTCCGCCAACGGCTCCCACACTTCGTTTCCAAAGTGAGGAGTCTTTTTCCTTAAGGACAATATCATCCCCATTAACACCGACGGTATTAATAGAACGCACAACACCTCTGACTTGAAAAAGGTCGGCGGCATTCACGATATGTTCTTCCTTGCGGAAAAGGATCCCTGTAACAAACGAAACAAGACAAAGAATTGGAAAACTCAGGATAGAACCCATGAGTTGTCCTCGCCTTTGACGTCCGGGCTTAAAAGGAGCAGAAGTTGTAAACAATTTCATCTGCTCCACATCTTCCCCATCGAGACCCCAAATTCCTGCAATATGATCAATAGCCAATTCTGCGAACGCAGAGTTGAATAGATCAGTTGCAGACTCGAGATCCCCGCTCAAGAACCACCCAGGCTCGAAGAAAGAACTAAATTCGAGCCATGATTCGACTGAGCGACCAAAAACGGACCACTTACATGCGCGGATGTTCTTGGACATCCATTTATTAAGAAATGCGTATTTTAAATTGTAAGCAGAGTCCTTGGTGATGACACGGGTTTTTCCTCCCGTATAGATCGCCTCCGGTTCAACTCCATGCCGAGTCTCGGAAAAGTCCGATTCGGTATAGTAGACCTCACGTTTACCGCCAAGCTTCTTGGTATTCTCGACGCACGCCGATCCATGAGT